CCTGCACCGTCATCCCCACACCACCTTTCCGATCGCCAGGCCGATCGCCACGCCACACCCGGGGGCGAGCGCGAACAGGCACCAGCCGAGGCCGTTCCGCCACCAGGCAGGCGGCGGGTCACACAGGTTCATCGATCCTCCTTCGGGTCCACTCCTGGTGGGTCATCACCGACCCGGGATGCGCCGAGCAGCTCGGGCAGCGATGCCACCCGCCCGCTCGGGTCTGACGCTCGCGCAGCATCCGGCCGGCCGCCGCCACCAGCCGCCGGCCAGGCCGGTGATCAGTGCTCGGCCGGCTCGTCACCTTCCGCCGGTACTCGGTCTCGTCACTCGGCTCGCCCTCGTCGCCCTGCACATAGCCGAAGCCGCGACAGACCGGGCAGGCGGGCGGCATGTGCGGCGGTCGCCACATCGGGTCGACCTGCCGCTCATGGTCGAGGGTGCGCAGCCCGTTCGCCACAGCCGGCGCGGGCGGGCGCTGGCGGGTGTTGGTGCAGCGCCGGCAGCGCACCGCCCGCTCGGTCTTGAAGCCGTCACAGGTCGGGCAGGGCACGAGGCGCGGCCCCACGTCACTCGCCTCCGAGCACCAGCTGCCCACCGATCGGCGGCGGCGGTGGCGTCAGGAACGCCTCGCCTGTCATCGGCGGCGGAGGGCCGGCCACGACCAGGTGCGCCGGCCGGCCCGAGGATGACAGGGCCGTCTCCTCCAGCTTGTGTGCGAGGCCGAGGTCTTGCAGCTCGCGGCAGCGGGTGCGGATGCCGGAGTCGCTCTGTGCCGGCACCGTCGGCAGCCCCGCGCCGGCTCGTGCCACCCGCGCCCGCCACAGCCCCTGGTACTGCCACACCAGCTGCTCCAGCGTGCCGCCCTCGGGGAAGTGTTCCTGCAGCAGCCACAGCACGGCGGCCTGCCGCGCCCGCAGATCGGGCAGCGATCGGGCGGCTGCCCACGAGGTCCAGGGATCGCTCCCGCGTGCTGCCGGCATCGCCTCAGCCCTCCTCCTCGGGGTAGTCACGAGGCGCGGCGGCGGCGGCCATCAGCGCCTCCTCCAGGGCGGCCAGGCGGACGGCCTCCTCCAGCTCGGCCGGCGCGAGCCGGCCGGCGGCTGCCAGCAGCCGGCAGGTGCCCCAGTGCAGCCCCTCCGCGCCGAGCACCGCCGCCAGCGCCAGCCGCCGCTTCCAGGGCGGGGTCACCGCTCCGGCTCCTCGGCCGGCAGCCGCACCCGGGCGATCAGGTCGGCCAGCTCGCCCGGGAGCTGCACCTGCCCGCCGCAGGCCTCGCAGCGGGCCGCCTCCAGCTGCCGGTCAGCAGCCGAGGCGAGGGCCGAGGTCTCGCGCTGCCACACGAGCAGCGCCCGCAGCAGCTCGGCCTCCTTCAGCTGCCCGCGATCGAGCGCCCCGCGCTGCAGGCTGGTGAGGATCGCGGTCACCTGGATCGCTCGCAGGCGGGCGGCCACGCTGCTCGGCGGGGCGGAGGTCTTCCGGCTCGTCACCAGGGCCTCCGATCCGTTCCAAGACCGCTCCAATTTCGGAGCCGCGGCCAGGCGCGGCGGCCCGCGGCTAGACGCGGGCGTTCCCTGTGCTGGAGCGGGTTTGCCGCGCCTCCCCGCGGATCCCCGCGTCTGCCCGCAGACCCCGTTTCGGTGTCTGACACCGGAACCCCGGGGCCGCGATCCCGCATCGCTGCAGGGATCGCGGCGCTGAGGCGGTGGAGCTGCTCCAGGAGTGCTCCAAGACCCCTGCCGGCGGCCCTCACGACGTACCCTTCTGAGGGGCGGCAGCCCGGGCCTCGTGTGGAAGCGGGGCGGCTGCCGCCCTCGCGCTCTCCAGGATCCCGCGGCCGGCCAGCTGGCGCAGCTCACGAGCTGCCCGAGCGTCTCGATCGCCCGCGTCGTAGATCCGCCGCACCAGGCCGCCGGCATCGGCGTGCCCGACCCGCCTCGCGCAGGTCTCCTCGGAGATCCCGAGGTCGCGCATGGCGGTGATCGCGGTCGCCCGCAGATCGTGCGTGGTGAGGCCCGCGAAGGGGTCGGCCTCGCCCGGGTGCAGCTCCGCCCAGGAGGCGGAGGCCGCCGCGAGCGCCGGCTGCCAGAAGGCTCGGGCGTAGTAGGCGTTCGCCACACGGCCGGCCACGAGCGGCCACGTCCGGCCATCCGGCATCGGCCAGATCACCTCGGCCCCGCGCGGGGTCGAGGGCACAGCGGCCGTCTGAGAGGCCGTGGCGGGCCGCAGCGCCCCGAGCTGCTCGGCGAACAGCTCCACCTCCTCCGGCAGCAGCGCGATCAGCTTCGGCCGGCCCTCCTTCGGGTTCGGCACCAGCAGCGTGCCGGCGGCCAGGTCGACGTGCTCGGGCCGCGCCAGCAGCAGCTCCGAGATCCGGTTCCCGACGCTGCCCTGGAGCAGGATCAGCCGCCGGTACGCGGGCGGGGCGGAGGCGGCCAGGAGGTCCAGCTGCTCGATCGTGAGGGCGCGGCGCTGCCGCTTGGAGCGGCGGGCCGGCGGCTGCAGCTCCAGCAGCCGCTCGGGGACCGCCGCGCCGGCAGCTCGGGCGTGCCGCAGCACCGCTTTCAGGGCGGCCAGCTCGTCGCGGCCCGACTTCGGGGTGGAGGCGCATCGCTGGCGGATCTCCTCCGCCATCCGCCGCGCCGGCAGCAGGTGCAGCGGCACCCCTGCGTGCGGCCCGGAGATCCAGGGCCGCAGCGTGCGCCTCCAGAACTCGATCCCGCCGGCCGACAGCTCGCGGCCGGTCTTGCGGCTGATCGCGCCGAGCTTCTCCTGGAGCAGCTCGTGAGCGGCCTCCCCGAGGGTCAGGTCGCGGGGGCCGTCATCGGGCACGAGGCCGGCCGAGCGCAGCTCGCGCAGCTGCAGCACCCGCAGGTTCGCGGCCTCCGCGGAGGGCAGCACCTCGCAGTGCGTGCCGAGGCCCTTGAAGGTCAGCCGCACCCGGAACTGCCCGGGGCGAGGCTGGTCGACTCCGCGCAGCAGCTGCACGGGGATGCCGGCGGGGCCGGCGCAGGTGGTGGAAGGCACCTGATCACTCCTGATCTCCAGCCGCCGGTTCATCCGGGCGGCCGAGGCCGCAGCCTAGCAGCCGCGCCTCCTGCCGGCGCTGCCGGCGGCGGGCGGCCCGCTCCGCGGCGGCCTCCTGGAGCTGCTCGCGGAGCAGCTCGGCGGCGGCCTTCGCCTCGGCGGTCACCAGGTCCCACACCACATAGCGGCGGCGGGGCGACAGCTGCCACACCGGCAGCTTCCCGTCGTGGCACCAGTCCTGTGCGGTTCGCTCCGCGATGCCGAGCCGCTCGGCCGCCTCGCGGACGGTCAGCAGCTCGTGCCCGGAGGGATGCTGTGGGGGTTCGCGTCCCATGGCAGCCCTTCTACACCTCCCCCGCACAGCCCACAACCGGGGCGATCCGCGCCAGCCCACGCTACCGCGCGGATGCTCGCGCACCACCGCGTACACCCGCGGCAGCCCGCAGATCGTCGCAGATCACACCGCTGCCCGCAAATTGCGAGGAATGCCGCCGTGCCGGCGGTGTGCTTCAGCCGATCGCGCCGAGCACCGCCTGCGTCTGCGACAGGATCATCGGGTCGGTGATCACCGCCGCATCGGAGCCGGGATCCTCGTGCCCGGACGCCACCGCCGATGCCCACGCATCGCCCCACCCCGGGGCGGAGCACAGCTGCCACCGGAACACCGTCACCCACATGTCGGCGGCGGGCGGATCGAGGGCGGAGCCGCCGGCCTGCTCCTGTGCGGCGGCAGCCGCCAGCCGGCCGAGCAGCGACGAGCTGCCGGTCATGTTGAACACGTCGAGGTAGCTCACGTCACACCTTCCATCCGAAGACCGAGAACAGCCCGGTGATATCACTCTTGCTTGCCACCAGCCCGACCGGGGACGGGAACGCTGCCGATGCCATGTGCATACGCATCTGCCACAGCGTGGCGCTGGAGGGGCGGATCGTGCCGAACAGGTAGGTGTTCGGCGCGGCGGAGGCGGACCAGCCGGCGTTCATCACAATCGCGATCACACCGTCCAGGCCGAACGCCGTGGGTGGCACAGACCCGATCCCGTTCACGTCGGTCGCCATCCCGGTCATGATCTGCATGAACGTCGTCTCCCACCGGCTCGCGGGCGCGGTGCCGATCGGAGCGGGGTAGCCGTACGCGTTCCCGCGGAACGTCCATCGCTTCCCGTCGGCGGCGGTCACGGCCTGTTGCCCTTCGCCCGGTGTGGGCAGGGCGGCCTTCAGGCTCGGGAAGTCCCAGTACACCAGCACCCGCTCCTGTGCGGGCGGGTACGCCCACGCATAGGTGCGGCGGTCGGTCATCACACCCGCCGTCATCGACGCGATCACCAGCTCCCAGGTGGCGTCGGTCTGTGTGGGCACCGTGACCGCGTCGCGCCACAGAAGCTCAGCTCTGTTGTCAGCCGGCGTGAAGCGCACCACCAGGATCCCGTTCGCGGTGGCGGGGATGCTGGCGGAGGCGGTCAGCTCGGCGTAGTGGCCGTCGATCCAGCAGCCGCCCGCCGCCACAGTGATGGTGGGGCCTGCGACCAGCGTCGGCACCAGCTGCCCGCCGCCGAGTGGCGAGACGTCCACACCGCTCGGCACGAACAGCCGCGCCATCCTGCGCCACCGCACCTCGGAGGAGACGCTACCGCCGGCACCGTCGGTCGGCCACACTGTCAGATCCGCCATCGGTTCACACCCTCTCCAGCTGTCGAAGCCGCTTCGCCTGCGAGCTGATCGCCCGCCACTGTGACAGGGTGAGCGCCTGCCCTCCGATCACCGGCCGCACGACCACCGGAGTGTTCGGCTCGATCGTCACCTCCGCCTCGGCGATCACATCGGTGATGGCGCGGCCTGCGATGAACACCGTAGCGGTGTCGCCCACATTCCAGTCGCGGAGGAATTGCTGCCCCGCGGTGTCGAGGGCCTCCATATCGACCGAGGGCGACCGCACACCTTCTGCGAGCGCCTCCGCGCCGGCCTGATCGAGGTCGGCGGTGGCGGTGGTGTCGCGGCGATCCTGGAAGGCCTCTGTGCGGCCCCAGCCCTGCACCGATGTGACGTCCTGGTACTCGCGGATCAGGCGGGCGGTGCCTTCGCCTCCGCCGGCCACGTAGACGTAGTTCGCGTCTGGCGCTTCGGCCACACTGGTCCAGGCCGCGAGGGTGCCGAGGTCGACCGAGAACACCGCCGCGCCGGCCGGCTGGAACACCTCGAACACCAGATCCCGCACCCGGATGCCGAGGCCGGCGGCCTGTGCGGCCGGCTGCAGGAACTCCAGCAGGTTTTGATACCGGCCGCTCAGTGTGACGGCGGGGCCGAAGGGGGCCGGTGTGGGCACCTGCAGCCCCGGCACCTGCCGCGCCTGCACGGCGCTCGGGCCGGCGTTCCGGTCGACGTAGCCGGCCAGCACCTGCGAGGCGGAGCCGGTGCGAGTGTCGTAGGCGCTGGTGCTGTAGGGCGGGGCGGCGGTTCCCGGCTGTGGATGCACCAGCCGGCGGCGGAGCCACACCAGGTCGTCCACACCGTTCAGGGTCAGCAGCTCGCCCTCCTCCGAGGAGGATCGTTCGAACCGCATCACCGGCCCGGACCGCCACACCACACCGGAGGCCTGCTCCTCGATCAGCAGCCGTGGCATCGCCGAGGCGAGCAGCACCAGCGCCGCGGGAGTGTCGGCCGGCAGCACCAGCTCCCAGGTCGACACATCATTGTGGCGGGCGATCACGGTGGCGTGGTCGTAGGTGTCGACCTCCGCCAGCGGTGTGGTCCAGTCGCACGCCACCAGCCGGAAGTTCAGGCTGCCAGCCACGCGTTCCTCCAGGAGAACACCGCCAGGCTGCCGGGATCGGTGAGCGCCATCGACACCGTCACCCGGTTCCCTCCCGGCAGCAGCGGCCACAGACTGGAGCCGGCGGTGAGGCGCGGGTAGGCGTTCGCGCCATCGACCGTCACACCCTTGTAGCTCGGCCGAGTGTCGACGATCAGCTTGGAGCCGGCGGCCAGCGAACCGGACACCGTCCAGGAGTCGCCTGTGCTGTCGTTGGTCGCGGTCACCTCCTGCCCGGGGCCTGTGACGGTGATCACCGGCCAGCTCGGCACATCGCCTGTGACGGTCACGGTGAACGCTGCGAAGGCGTCTGAGGCTCCCAGGATCAGCGGCAGGAACGGGAACCAGGTCTGCATCGCTGTGCCCTGTGCGACCGACACGCTTTGCTCTGTGGTGTCGAGCCAATACGGCCACACCGCGCGGAACAGCAGGTGCCCCACATTCAGGTTCGGGAACTCCTCGGCCAGCTCCTCCAGGCCGGCCTCGTACGAGCAGCGCAGGAACCGCCCGGGCGAGGGGCCGTTCACCACCGTCAGGGTCCCTTCGCCCGGGGCGGGATCGAGCACCCGCGCCCACCGCCGCAGCTCTGTGCGATCGGTGATCGGCCCCGGGAACGCGACCGGGATCGACACCGGCCGCTCCAGGTGTGTGGCTCCCAGCAGCCGCGACCCGACCCCTGCCGGCACCGGCAGCGTCGTCACCTTCACCGGCGGCATCAGCCGGCCGACCGCGCCCACCAGCATGTTGAACCGCACCGTCTCACCCGCGATCGAGCGGTACTCCACCGTCTCGCAGGCTGTGGCTTCCCAGGGCTGTGTCATCGGCCGGTCCTCAGCAGCTCCAGCCGCCGGAAGCCCCACGCCACATCAGCAGCGTCCGCCCGCTGTGTGGTGAGGTTCAGCTGGTAGGTGGCTCCTGCGCCCTCCTCCCGCAGGATCGAGCGCAGCAGCGATTCGGGCGACACGATCTCACGGCCGGCCTCGCCTCCCAGGAACAGGGTGGGGCGGGTCAGCACACCGCCGGCCGCCAGGTGCGGCAGGTCCGGGAACGGCACCGTCTGGCCGCCGAAGGAGCCGCCGCCGATCTTGCCCACACCGGGCAGCTTCGTGTCGAACTGCGGAATGTGGATGGACGGGATCCGAAACGCAAGACCATTCCACGAGGAGATCAGGTGGTTGAGCGGGTTCCGAATCGCGTTCGCCACAGAGCTGGCGGCCCGCTCCACCGCGCCCAGGATCGAGCGCAGCGCCCGCGGGATCGCCTCCAGCTTGTTACTGATCCAGTCGACCGCAGACCCCACAGCACTCTTGATGCCACTCCAGGCCGCACTCGCGCCGGCCTTGATCGCGCTCCAGGCGAGCGACAGCACGGTCTTCCAGATCGTCACTTCGAACCGCAGCAGGGCGGTGATCAGCTTCACCACATTCCCGACCAGGTTCTTCGCCTGTGTCCACGCCGCAGACCAGTCGCCTCGGAGGATCGCTGTGACGAGCTTCACCAGCGACACGATCACACCGACGGCGGCTCGCAGCACCGGCACCACCGCCATCACAATCGGCTTTATCTGCGACCAGTGTGCAGCGATCAGCGACACGATCTGTACCACCAGCGCCCCGAACGCCGCGAGCAGCGGCTGGATCACAGCCCACGCCGCCTGCAGCACACGGCTGATCTCCGGCCAGTGATCGCGCACCCACGCGATCACAGACTGAATCGCGGGGATCATCTTCGCGACCAGCTCACCCGCAAAGTTGTTGAAGCTCTCACGAGCGATCGCGAGCTGCCCGGGCAGGGTCTTGCCGGCCGCCTCGGCGCTGCCGCCGAACTCCTTATTCAGCTCGGCCAGGATCAGCTTCTGTGCGCCCATGGTGTCGCCCGACTCCACCATCGCCTTGACCTGATCCTTCTGTGCCTTCGTGAACGACACACCGACCCGCTGCAGTGCGGTCATGCCCTTCACCGGGTCGTTGAGGGCCTTCCCGAGTTGCATCGCGGAGGAGGCGGTGTCCTGCCCGAGCGCCACACTCATGTCCGCCATCAGCGATGTGGTCTGATCGAAAATGTCGTTGCCCTTACCCGCCTCATTGCGGATGTTCGTGAAGGTCAGCAGCAGGTTCTCACCGGAGGCGATCGCCTCGTCGTCCATGCCAGACTTTTCCATGATGGCGGTGGCGAGATCCGACACATGGGCGGCCGACACTCGCGCCGCTCCGCCGGTCGACTTGATCACCGTGTTGGTCTGTGCCGCCACCTTCGACGCCTGCATGTACTCGTCCACACCGATCTTGAGGGTGGCGACCAGCGCACCCACACCGGCAGCGCCGGCTCCGAGCGCCGCGGCCTTCCCCAGCGACTTCAGCTTCGACCCAAACTTCGACGTCGAGGAGGAGGCCTCTGCAGCGCCCTTCTGCAGGCCCTTCGTGTTGGCAATAAAGTCAACGACGACTGTGGCGTCAGCCACGGCGGTGTGCCCTCCGCGCCTCGCGCCGCTCCGCCTCCTGCTCGCGGGCGGTGTGCTCGATCATCGCCGAGCGCAGCCACGGCGGGATCCGCTCCAGCTCCAGAGGCGACATGTGCCAGATCCGGCACAGGTTCAGCATCGACTTCAGCTCTCGGTCGAAGTAGGGTCCCGGGGCTGTGGCGTCTCCTCCCGCCACGTCACGAACACATCGCCCGCCTGCTCCCAGGACGGGTCGAGGCCCTGCCGGCGGAGGCCGACCCACGCGAGCGCCTGCAGCCGATCGGGCATCTCCTCCAGGTTGTCCTCCGAGGCCTCCCCGAGCAGCTGTGTGATCGTGAGGCCGGACAGCTGCTTCAGCTGCCGCATCTCATTCGGGGTGAAGTTCACACCGCGGTCCAGCTCGATCGTCTGTGGCATCGGCCGCGGCAGGTGGGTCACGGTCTCGGGTTCGGCCATGGGAACCTCCCGATCGTCTGTTGCGTGGTCTGTGCGGCCCGCTTCTTCAGGGTGCGGACCTGCCGGCGGGCGGTGGGGATCAGGTACCGGCCGGTGCGGGGCGCTCGGCCCCGCTTCCGCTTCCCGAACTCGATCCAGCGCCCGTACGGGAGGCCCTCTCCGATCGACACCGTGCTGGTGGGGGTGAGGCCTCCCGAGGTGTCCTCTCGCAGCACGGAGGCTGCCAGCGCCCCTGTGCGGCGCGGCACCCGCACCCGCGTCTGATCCGCCGCGATGCCGGCCACCGCGAGGGCGACCTGCCGCACCGCCTCTGTGTCGCGGCGGGCGAACGCCGGCCAGGCCCGCTCCAGCTCGGCCAGGCCCCGCACCTGCACGTCCATCGCCTGTGCGGCCTTGGATGCCACTCAGGGTCCCGGGGTCACAGACTTCACCGGCTCGCCGACCAGCGACCACTCGATGTCGATGGTGCTCTCCGCGCGGGCATCACCGTTGATCGGGCTGTACGGCTGTGGGATCACCATGCCAGACCAGCTCGGGTTCGTCGGCCCCACAGGCAGGTCCTTGTACGGCAGGATCGTGAAGGACACCGGCACACCGCCGTCGACCGCGGCGCTCAGGGTCTCCTCTGTGGCTGCAGCGTCGAAGCTCTGGTAGAAGGTCGCCACCAGTGACCACTTCACACTTCCGGGGTAGTCGACCTCACCACAGAAGCTGGTGAGCGTCACCAGGGTGACGTCCGGGTTCAGCTCCAGGTGGTTGGTGGAGCAGCCGATCGACACATCGTCGATCAGCAGGTCTGCGTTATCCAGGATCAGCGGGCGCGGCTGCGACACGTCAGTCCTCCTCGGTTGACACGGCCACCCGATAGGTGATCTCGGCGGCCAGGTAGTTCAGGTTCCCGATCGGTGTGTTGCGGGGCGCGGTGATGGTCGGCCCGCCCCACGAGTACGCGTCGTGCTGGAAGCGGCCGAGCACATACGCCACCAGCTGCTCCAGCGCCTCGATCCCGGGCGCGGGATCGAGCCGGCTGGCGACCGCCATCACCGTCAGCTGCGCCCAGTAGGTGCAGCGGCCGAACGGCTCCAGCCACGGATCCTGCCGCCACAGGATCAGCAGCACCGGCGGGTCGATCGCGTCCGGCACATCGCCGAACACGACCAGCTCCGAGAGCACACCGGGATCGGCCGGCGCGGCGGGCTGCAGGATCGCTGCAGCCCGCTCGCGCAGGTCGGTGAGGCCGAGTGTGCCCTGGATCGCGGGGCCGTTCATGCGATGCCCCACCGTTGCTTCAGCGGTGTGAGCACCCACGCGTGCCGGGTGAAGCCGTCGCGCGGGGCCTGCAGCGCCCCGGTCTGGTCGAAGCCGATCACTCCGAACAGCGCATCATTCGCCTTCCACCACTCTGTGGCGCGGGCGATGTTCACGCGGTTCGCGAGAGGATCGTCTGCCGGCATCGGATCGGTGCGGTCGAGGTCGTGGTCGATCTCCGCCGCCGCCGCATCCACACAGGCCTGCAGCGCCTCCGAGTTGTCGGTGGCGAACGACGAGCCTCGGCCGATGGCGGCGGCCAGCTCCTCGATCGTGCAGTACGCCACTCCGGCCTCCGGTCTACTTGGAGGTCTTGGAGGCGGAGGCGGCCAGTGTGGTGACCGGCGGGGTGAGCTGCACGAACGCTCCCGGCAGTGCTGCCACCGCCGCGAACGCTCCGATCACACCGACCTCCAGGCCGCCGATGCTCGGCTCCACCGCCCGCATCTCCACCGGCGCACCCGGAGTCTCGGCACACAGCAGCTTCGTGGAGTCGCCCACGATCGCGGTGCTAGCCGCGAAGCCGTCCGACACCACGAACCGGAGGCCGCCCATGTTGCCGCTTGCATCGCCGAGTGAGCCGGGGCCGACGGTGAGGAACACAGGGTTCTCCACCGCCACCAGGCCGAGCAGGTGGTACCCCGTCACACCGTCCAGGTAGATCGCGTTGGCGCGACCGCCGGCTGCCTTCACGAGGCCGGCGGCGGCGGCGATCGCTGCCATCCACCCCGCCAGGTCGTCAGAGCCGACGGTGCCGCCCGCGGCTGCCGCGGTGTCGACCACCGTGCAGGCCGCAGACTCGGTCTGCTCCGCGTACGCCTCCGCCATCAGGTCGAAGAACAGACGCAGCGCATCGGGGCTGGACCAGTTGATCGTCTGCCACGACAGGTTGCCCGCGCCGAGGTAGGTGTCTGCGACCACCTCTCGCATCGTCACTGTCATGTTGGAGTAGGCGGGGTTCGTCTTCTCTGTGACCTGCTTCGCCACGGTCGGCCGGCCGGTGACGCTCGGCCACGTCAGCTTCCCCGAGGAGAGGCCGATCTGCCGCGAGGAGGCGACCACCGGGCGGGCGGTGTTGATCGTCTCGAAAATCTGTGCGATGTGCTGGTCCGGGATCAGCCCCGGCACATCGCTGGTGAGGGTGTGGACCGCGGCGGCCCGCTCCAGCCGCTCGGCGGCCCGCTGCCGCAGCTCCGGGCCGACGATCTGCCCGATGCGATCGACGCGAGTGATCAGGGCATCGCGGGCGTACTGTGCGAAGGATCGGTACACCGGCTCGCCTGGAGCCTCGGGTGCCGGCGCGGCTCCGCCGGCCGGCGCTCGCCCTCCGGTCGCGCGGAGCAGCACACCGTGCGTCTCAGAGGCCCTCTGGCGGGTCTCCTCGACCTCCAGCAGCTCGGTGATCTGCGGCTCCAGCTCGGAGATCCGCTCGCGGTTCCGGCGCACCAGCTCCAGCTCGGAGGTGGACGGGTCGCGCTCCTCCTCCTCGGCCTGTGACAGCACCTGGTCGATCGTGTCCAGCGTCTGCTCGCGCTCGGTCACGAGCCGCTGCAGCACAGCATTCGGCGGCATTGCCTGTTCCCTCCGGGTGTGATCGGGGTTCGATCAGCCGGGGTGCCGCGGTGCGGGGTGCCGCCACAGAGGCGGGGTGTCGCGGAGCGGGGTGCCGAGCCTTCAGCTGGCGACACTAGCAGTGACGACCCGGGAGGCGTACCTGCGAGGTGGAGCCGCCCGGGCCGCCCTGCCAGCGAACCGCAGCCGCCAGAATCACGGGGAGTGATGCCGAGCCGGCGCTGCAGGGTGTGAGCCTACAACGACAGAGGCCCCTCGTGGGTACCCGAGGGGCCTCTGTGCGGCCAGGGGATGCGGCGGGGTTACAGGTCGGGCACGCCGAGGCCTGCGCGGAGCTGATCCCACAGCCCGGGCCGGCGGGCGCGGCGCAGCTCGTGCAGCTCGCCCTCCTCGCGCTGCAGCAGCGCCACCGTCAGCTCCGGGTCCTGCGGGTAGCCGGGGCTGAACAGCACCACCAGCTGCCCGCTCGGGTGCGCCTCGCGCACCGCCATCACCAGCTGTGGCGCTACGCCGAGCGTCTGTGCGACCTCCTGCAGCACCGGCTCGGCGCTGCCAGCCCAGCGAACCTCGGGTTCGGGCGGCGGCATCACTCCTCCAGGTCCAGGAACTCGCGCACGCCGCGCCATCGGAGCGCGTCGCGCTGCAGCTCGATCAGCTTCGGCGCGAGCGCCGCGAGGGCATCCGCCAGGGCCTGCAGCTCGTCTGCGAGGCTGAGGGCGGGCGCAGGGCTCGGTCGGGGCGTGCGGGCGACACGAGGCCGCACAGCGGCCTTCTCGGCCTCGGAGCCGGCATCGCCGTTCGTCTTCGCCTTCGGCCGGCCACGAGGCGCTGCCGGCGCACCAGCCTCGGCCAGCAGCTGCCGGCGGGTGACGTAGTAGGCGTTCGCGATCGTGCCCTCCTTCCGGCCCTCCCGCTCGGCCACCGACCTGATCGCAAGTGTGGGGCCGAGGCCGGCCCGGGTCAGCTCCGCCACACGGCGGTGCGTCAGCTCGGTCGGGATCTCCGGGGCGCGGCTCACAGCCCGCTCCAGGAGTCGGGCAGGCCCGCGCCGGCCGGCACGAGCTGCCGGCCCCGCTCCTCCTCGTGCGGCCCGCCGCCGCCGCCGCCCCCGCCGCCGTGCAGCTCGTGCTCGGCGGCGGTGTGCTCGGCGGCCTCCAGCTCCGTGATGCTGCGGTTCAGCTCCTCCAGCCGCAGCCGGTTCTCGGTCAGCTTCGCCACATCGGGGTGGCGTGCCCGCTCGGCGCGGGTGATCGCGCCCAGCATCACACCCCGCTCCCGCTGCAGCCGCGCCAGCTCCGAGGTCGGTGCTCGGCTGCCCTTCCGGTTCTGGACGGTGTGGCCGAGCACGTCGTCCGCCTCGGGCGGAGCCGGCACATACGGCTGATCCTCGATCCGGGCCGGCCCGCCGCGACGCACCGTGCGGGCAAGCGCCACCAGCTTCCCCGCCACCCGCTCCGAGGTCTCGGTGTCACTCCAGGCGGCCACCCACTCGGTGTGGTTCGGCAGGTAGTCCAGCAGCTGCCAGTACGCGGATGCGACCACCGCGGCCCGGTACTCCTCCGGCCACGGGGCCGAGAGCTGTGCGAACGCGTCCAGCGCGTTCAGCCCGGGCGACGCGGTGATCAGAGCGGCGGCCTGCTCCAGCAGCTCGGCCACCGCCTCGTCGGGTGTGCTCGCGCCCTGTGTGGCGCTCGAGTTTTCTGGCATCGCTGAGGCCCTCCTCGCATCGGGTGATCTGCCAGGGGGCCGAGCTTACCAGGATCGGTCTCGGTCCTACAGGCTGCAGCCGACAGCCCGCAGCCGCGCCTCCTGCTCGGGATCTCGCGCCGGCAGCAGCTCCGCCCGCCCGAGGCCTGCGAGGCCGGCGGGAGCCGCCCTGCGGCCCGTGACGGCCGCGCCCGCGAACGCGCCCTGTGGCACCAGCGACACCTCCTCCAGGTGACAGCGGTCGCGGATCACCGCGCCGGAGCCGTCGCGCAGCTCGCGCCGGCCGAGCGCCCGGAAGCCGACCGAGAGGCCGGTCAGCATCCCCTCGTCGACCAGCGTGAGGGCCTGATCGCCGAACACTCCGGGCAGCACACGGAAGGAGCCGTCGAGGCCCTCGTCGGTCTCGGCGAAGGAGAGGGCGCGGCCGATCCAGTCGGCCAGGCCGCCGCCGTGCCGGTACCGCAGATCGACCCGGCTCGGCGCTCGCACAGCTCGGGCGAACGCGCCCGGGTGGAACACCTCCCGGTACGGCTCGCCTCCCGGATCACAGACCTCGGCGGCTACCCCGTAGGGCACACAGCGGCCTTCCACGATCCGACCTGCGCCCTCCAGGGTGGCGGCTCGCAGCTCGATCGGGAAGGTCCGCACCAGCAGCTCGTCATCCGGCACCTGCGATCACCTCCAGGGCTGCCGGCGCGGCCGGCAGGTCGGGTGGGGCGGGGCCGCTCGCGTTCGCTCCGGGCGGCTCGTCGATCATCTGCAGCGCCTCGCCCTGTGCGAGCGGCGGCAGGTCCAGCACCGCGGCCCGCACCTCGTCTTGCGTCACCACCTGTGCGTCCAGCAGCGCCAGCCACACCTCGGAGGCGGTCTTCAGGTCCGGCCGCAGCAGGATCGACGGGTCGAACTCCACCCACGATCCTCGCGGCAGCCACACCGACAGAGCCGCCTCGATCCTGCGAGCTGTGGGGTACAGCTCGGTGCGCCACCAGGTGTCGAACAGCATCTCCGGGTTGGAGTAATTGAGGCCGCCGGCCTGCTCCATGTTCAGCATGAACGCGGGCACACCGAAGGCAGCCGCGATCTGTTTTGCGTCCCACTCGCGGCTCTCCAGCAGCAGCAGGTCCCGAGGCGAGAACGAGAACTGTTGGAACGCCACATCGGGTGGCAGCACAGCCGGTGCTCCGCCTCGCAGCCCCACCCGGCTGGACCACTGTGCCTGCAGGGCGGCGGCCTGATCCGCGTCCAGCCGGCGGCTGGAGGTCAGCACCGCCCAGGGCACACCGCCCTGTTGGTAGAAGTCGCGGGCGAAGCTCTCCGCCGAGTACGCCGCTTGCACATTCGTGGAGTACGCCTGCAGCGCCGAGGTGCCGCGCAGGTTCCCGTTCGGGTCGCGGCTGATCTGCAGCACATCGGACGGGTCGAGGTCGACCTGCCCGATCCGGTAGGTGCGGCCCTGCCCTTCCGGGTGTGCGTCGACCGCCACCCGGCTCGGATCGAGCACCGTCCAGGCCCGCGGGTACCCGGTCTCATACCGGTCTGTGACGAGCAGGAACGCGTCGCCCCAGCCGTACACCGATGCCACCGCCGCGAAGGTCGCGTCGGCGATCCCGTTCGGGAACCACACCGGGTCCGGGTTCGACACCCACAGCGGCGGGCTGCCGGCGGAGCCGGCGCGGTACCGGAGTGGCATCGCCGCGACCTGTTGGCACACCAGCTGCAGGCAGCGGGCGGCGGTGCCGACCCGCTCCACCAGCTGTGGCGATCCCCAGCCGGCGAACAGGCCGGCCAGCTCCGGGTCGAAGCCCGCCGGCAGGTTCAGCGATGCCGGCGGCACTACGGCTGCTCGCCCTCGGAGGCGACTCCAGAAGCCCATACCCGGGGAACCACACTAGCGGTCGCAGCGCCGGACGCGTTCCCCTACGCGGTGCGGCGGGATGCCACACCGACTGATGCGTGCGCAGCAGGCTACGCGTCCGGCCAGCCGATGCTAGTAGATCGTCGGTGTGCCGGACGGCTGATCGGCCAGCTGCGAGGCCCGCCACCACGCGTTCCGAGCGGCCAGGGCAGCGTCACAGAACCCCTCCTCCGCCCGCGCCAGGCGCAGGCTGCCGTCCACACCGAAGCGGGCACGGACCTGTGCGATGTGGTCCGCCAGCAGCTCGTGGTGATCGTGCGCGAGCACCAGGTCCTGCCCCACGATCGCGCGGTAGAACTCGCCCGCCGAGGTCGCCTCATTCTCCGCCGATCCGTCCCACGGCACACACGGCAGCCCCTCCTCCTTCAGCTCCGCGAACAGCCGCGGCCGGATCCGCTTCGGATGCACAATCTCCTTCAGGTCGTACCGCTCCGCCGCCGCCTCCAGCACACGGCGCACGTCCCGGTCCAGCGCCACCTCGGCTGCCCACCCGAAGAACACCGCCCCGTCCAGTGTCGCGCCCACCACCGCCATCGTGCGGCGGAAGGTGCCGTCGACCGCCAGCACCACCTCCGCTCCTGCCGGCGGCGGCGGCTGCACAGGGCACGCCTCCCACGCGCCGTGTGGCAGCCACGGCGCGGTCTGATCGGTCCAGATCCCGAGGTGGTAGGTGCGGAACTCGCGCGGGCTGAGGAGCCGCGCCTGCAGCTCCAGCGCCGGCTCCTGCAGGAACCCCGACCGCAGAGCCGGGTTCGCTCGTCGCCATTGCCGCCGATCGAGCAGGTCGGCCGACTCCTCCGCCGCCCACTCCAGGTAGCACACCCCGGGCGGCAGCTCCCCGTCCAGGTGTGCCCCACGCAGCCGGTGCAGGATGTTCGGGTCGAAGCCCGGTGTGCCGATCGCCACCAGCCGAGCATCGGGCCGCTTCCCGAGCCGAGCGATCAGCGACTCCACCGTCTCGTCGTGTGCGAACCCGACCTCGTCAATGATGGCGAGGCTGAAGTTCAGACCCTGGATCGCTGTGAGCTTCGCGGGGTGTGCCTGCAGCTTCGAACCTGTGGGGCGGTACTCCAGCAGCTGCTCGCGGCTGTGCCACCGACACCGATCCGCCAGCTCGGGGCTTGACTCCACCATCCGCTTCGCGGCCTCCACCAGGAACCCCGCCTGCTCCTGCTTCGTGGCAATGACGTCGATCTCGGCGTAGTCATCGCCGCGGGTCAGTCGCTCCAGCGCCACCGCCGCCAGGAATGT